TTATCTTCTTGTAATTTGCTATCAACTACAAAACCTTGGAACAAATAACTACGTTTCTTCCAATACTTACGACCCATGTCTTCCAAACTCTTATCGTCAAACCAAGGACGTACTTCGGTTAAGATTGGACAGGATTCATTCCACATTTCCATACAAGGAACTTGTACAGTAATAGGCTTAGAGTTAGTCTCACCCTTAACACCTGCAAATGGAAGTTTAATGATTTGGCGTTCAATCCAAAAATAAGTGTTGTTTGGATCGGCATCGGGTAAGAATCTAACTGTTGCGTTAGTACCTTCTGCGATATTCCAATGGGGGTAAATTGCGTTGTCACCGCCGGTTGCGCTGCCGCCGTTTTGTTGTGATGATGCTTGAAGTTTTGCGCGAATTTCTGCTAAAGTTGCCATAATGATTTTTCCTTAATGTTTAATTTTATGTGCCACTTCTTTCTAGCTCACTGTCTAAAAAGAAAAAGTGCATACGTTTTATTATATGCACTTTTATTTATCATTGCAACCTCAAAGGATGCAAATATTGGGTTATTTTGCCAAACCGGCTAAACGAAGTATAGCTTCAAATTGGTCTTCTTCTGGACCCTTTGGTAAACGAGGATTATCAACTTTAGATAACGGACTAGCTTCTCCAGGTAGAGCTTCGTCCATTTCTTCAGCTCTGCGTAGGCCGCCTTCTCTGTGTATTCTGGCTAACGGAGATTCATCCATGTCGCTAACCATACGTTCAACTACTGCACCGTACTCTTCGCCAAATTCTTTTTTGGCCATAATAGCTAATTCAGTTGTGCCTTTCCTCCAAGGACTCTTAAATCCTTCTTCTTTATAATTTTTATTATAATGACCACCTAGCCATTGAGCAAGATCTCTAATACTAGGTTTTTCTTGATCTTGTTTTAGCTCTGGTTCATACCCATCGTTTTCTTTAGGAAGTCTTGGATTATTCCATACCTTAGCACCTGCTTGTTGATTTTTCTGATCAACAGATTTCTGCGCAGTATCTTGACTTTGTTGTTTTTGCTTGCGGATATATGCAGGAATTTTATCCATATCTGCACTTTCACCAACTTCATCAACAGCCTGTTCCATATGACGCAGTTCGCTGAGTGTATCTGATAAAAAGTCTTCGTCGTAGCTCATTAAATAGCGGACTTGTTTATGATTCATACCCATTTTCATCATCGCACCGCCGATCATTTTAATAATCTCTTTTTCATTCTCAGGTTGATACCTTAGACCTTTATCAAACAAATAACGGGCTACCTGATAACTGGTACGATCTTCAGTAGCTTCGTCCATATCATCCCAACGTTTGTCGTCAGCGTCGTCATCTGGATGTACTGGTTCATCTGCTGGACCTTCTGCCATTCCTTGTTCCGGACTAACTGGTTGTTCTACTGGTTGTTCTACTGGTTGTTCTACTGGTTGTGCTATTAATCCTAATTCCTGTGCGGCTTCGGGATCGTCTTTTGCTAACCACTCACCTACAGCATCTTTTAATGGTGTTGTAGGATCAATTTTTGCCTTGGCAGTAATTAGATCTTCTAAAGGCTCATAGTTAATACCAATGCCTTGTAGTGCTTCTATGCCTGCGGTTCCACTGTCGCCCACTGTGATATCTTGTGTTAGTAATTCAGCCAAGGCAGCAAGTGCATCAGGTTCTAGTGTGCCTTCTGTTACTGCGTCTGCCCAGTTTTCAAATTTAGTAAAGATGCCTTCTTTGACATCAACGCATTTGCACTGGGATTCATACATACCACATTCATTACATTCTTCTTCGGAAGTTTCACCTACATAATCTTCAAGATCAACTGTGCCTGCTTCCTGCATAATTCTATGTATCAACGGAAAGAACTGTGCTAGATCTTCTTTAAAAGTAGGAATTGTAAATTTAGATTTATAGTCTTCTAAAGTTGCTTGATCCATTTCTACTGTGCCCTGCATGGTTGAAATTGGTTCAAATCCTTCGGACCATTCCTTGTATCCTGGACGAGTGGCAATTTTGTGAGCCAGTTGTTTTAAATTTTCTAACTTTAAATTAGCTCTTTCAGAAATTTCATTTACTTCTTTATTCATAGAATCATGACGACTCATATGGCGTTTGAACGCAGATAATTGTGCAACTTGTTCGCACATATCTATAATAGATCCACCTAGTGAATCGTAGGGTTTGCCGCCATGTGCGCAGTGCATCTGCATGGCTTTTGCACCTTCTAACCACATGACTGGCATTTTATAGCGTTCGCCCAGTTCATTCTCAATAAAGATAGATTCAATATTATGGATTCTACTTCTTGCTCCATAGCTCTCATCTTCAATACCTTTTTTGTGTTTTAAAATGATTTTAGTGCGTTCTAGCACACTGTAGCTTCGCATTTTACCGCCTGAAAATTTTGCTGATTCACTCATATTCATAGTTTCATCCTTAGGGCCATTAGCCGCAAGATATTGAAAATCATCCTTGTTAAGATTATTTTTTGTTATATCTCTTGTGTCAAAACGCAGTAACCTACGTTTGGCAAAGTTTCTCATTTCTCTTAAAAAATCATACCAAAAGTCTCTAGAAATGAGGTCACTGTCTTCTAGAAGGCTTTTACCATAGAATACTTTTAAAGTTCCTAGCTCGTTGATACTGATACTAACACGACCGAGATTGTTACCCTCGATAGCAAAATCAAAATCAAAGAATCTAGCTTCTCTAGGATCCATGGTAACACCGCCATTTTCGTCACCCATTTGAAGATTTTCAAATCTGCTACGAATTTTATCAAATAAATCTTGGCTGATAATCTCAATTGTTTTCATAGCTATATTTATTAAAAAGTTTGTATGTGGATAGGCATGGGCAGTTCGAAGTCCTCTAAGCGGGCATCTTCTACTATCTTATTATAGACCACAGGATCCCAATCTCCTAGTACTGTAATCATGCGTACAGCCAGTAACATAGCACTGACAAGGTCGTCACTTTCTTCATTTTTGCCCTTGAATGTAATACCGTTAGCAACATAAGTTTTCATTTCTGATATAAGGCTTTTACTGTAAATTTCTATTTTATGCTGTTCTACTAACTGCTTAAATTTTGCACAGGCAGAAATTTTAGACGTGTTTGTAGTATTAAATCCCCTGCGGAAACGGCGTACATGACCACGTTTCACAGGCTCGCTTAAGAACATACCTGGAATAGTCTCTTCACCCATTTCGTTTATGGCCACCAAGGCCGCTTCTCCTACCGTATTGTTTTCTACTGAATAGTAAATTGATGAAGGGACGCCTTTTTCCATGCACTGGTGGTCTATATACTTGCAAATTTCTCTTAGGATCTTAACTTGTTGTTGCACCGGAGTTGTGTTATTTTGCCACTCTGCAACCTGTTTAAGTTCTGGTAATTCTAATACCTCGATACCAGCATGATTGCCGCCTGTGCCCAAGCTAGGGTCATGCGACACAATATAGGTAGCCTGTGGATTAATTTTTCTATACCACCTAACCTGACCCATTTTGGTTATTGGTTCAATCCCTTCTAATTCTGCAAGACAACTACTGTTGATCAGTGTTTCATCAAAAATCAAGAATTCACAATCGTGCTCACGACGGAATCGTTCTTCACCGATACGACTACGTTCCTCATTGGCCCAAATTTCATCACGATCAGGATGCTCGTTCCAAAACGCTCGGAATGGAAAGAATCCATTCCGTCCTATAATAGTTTCATTACCAAAGTCGTCAAACTTTTTGTTTGCTTCTTTCCAAATAGTGGCAAATTGATCTTCGTCTGAGTTAGGTGTTGATGTGATAATGGCCTTACCACCTGTGGCCAGTGTAGGCGAAATAGAAGTCCAGAATTCACTAGCAATGTTAGGTGCCACGAAGGCAAACTCGTCAGCGTATAGCAAGGACAGTGACATACCACGACCGGTTGTTTCAGTTGTTGTCTGTGCTACAATACGACTGCCGTTGTCAAATTCAATGCTTTGTTTATTATAGCTGGTAACACCGCATCGAATACGATCAGGGCATAATTCGTAAGCATATCGAATACGCGACATAATTTCTTGTGCGCCTGTGTATTTGTGTGCGGCAATTAGAATTGTACTATCTGGTATGAACATTGCATACCATAATAGGTAGCCAGCGGCTGTAGTTGTCTTACCTGTCTGTCGA